GTGGAATGGCATTATCTTCTCATAGGATCTTCGTCTAGCGGTATTTCTAGATACAGAATCAATACTTGATACATTAATAAGCTCTGGAGATGCTAGTGATTCCGTAGCAGATCTACCGATGACATTCCCATCAGTGTTTATACCTCGCTTATAAGTGTTTAAGAATATACCAGAGGCAAATGTATTGTTACCAGCTAAAGTATCAATCTCTTGTTTATCAAAATAAATATGAGGTAAGCAGCTAGATTCTAAGATACTTAAATTATCAGGCTCCGCTGACACCTCTAGGGATATTAGTGGTATAGAGTGAGCGGGAGCAACCTTTGCCACTGCCTGTGATACAAACTGAACAGCATCAGCACTGTCAGTATCGTTTAATCTATTTTTAGTAAAATCAAACTCACTGGCCTCAAGTACAACTTTGAAGTGCGAAGACTTGCCAGACCATAAGGATGCATAATCAAATCGGTTATCATTTAAATTATTTATAAGAATTTCTAGGTTAGGTGGAGGATTGTACCCAGAGGTAAAAATTAACCAAGAATTTAATCTAGGCTCATCATCTTTTCTTAGAGCGTTATCCGTGATGTAACCACTAACTTGGACTGCGAACTCTTCTCTAACACCAAAGCAAGCTAAACGGTCAGCAATGAACGTAACCATTTCTGCATCAAGTTCAGTGTTGACATAATATGGATACTCCTCAAAAGGAGGTATGGCATAATCCCTACCACGATAAGTGAAAACAGATTCAAACTCCTGTAACCAAGAGGTTATTGGAAAATTATCAGGGAATCTAATTATAGTTTCTAATATAATTTTATCTACAGCTAATTTAATGTTGTCATCCATACTCGAAGTTGAGTATTGGTAAATATCCATGCTGTTAGCTAAACTAGGGGTCCAAGTATCATAACTCTTAAAGTATGAAGATTCAGTGGCTAAAGCATAGTAGATTAGATAAGGTACATACGACTCCCAAAGTTCAGTTATACGTCCTTCAATGGGGAATGAGTTCTTGGGGAACACAGTATTGATTGTGTTCTGAACAGATTTCTTCGTACCTATGGCTTTGTAAATAGGAACGGCATTTCTAATTTGAAGTCTCCATTTTTGAGGATCATCTCCAAAAAGATCCCACCCGATTAACTGAGCTATGAGAGGTAAGTATTCATCAGGACAATCATCAATGTCATACAGAGTTGATATTTGTTCTGATTGGTTACTCAAGTCAAAAGCAAAGAAAGATAAAGCTCTAATTAATCTAGCAAAAGGACCATCTTCAACTTTGTTTAAGGATTTAAGGCTGTTCTGTTGATAAATTTCAAACTTATCTCTTACCCTAAAGTCTGAAATATCTGAAAACAAAGGAGAGTATATAACATCATTCCACGTTTTAAGCTTATCTAATTGTTGAGTTCCACTGAGATCTGAACGGGTTCCGCTTGCAAATAGTGCAGAAGGATAATAAGATCCAGATGCGTTCTTCCATAGATATTCAGATAGTCCGTTGATACCATCATTCGTCTTTACTGTCTTTCCATTATAAAGACTACTAACTAATAAGTCTCTAGCAAAAGAAGAAGGATCATACAAAGGTCCTGAAGTGTTTAGGAAGTATAGCCAAGATAAGTTCGTAATTAAATGCTGGTGAATATCCCCTACTGTACCCAACGATGAGAATACAGAGTAATCAGGATTATTAAGATTTATAGAAGGTAATAAAGTTTGCTCTACGTACTCGGAAAACTCTGATTGAGTTTCAAAGTTTTCAAACTTCGTATTAAAATAGGTAAGAACTTTATCTTGAAAATTTTGAGTTGTAATATTTGTTAACTCATTTTGCTTTATAAAATAAGGAGATATTGAATCAAAGCTTTCTAAAGTGCTAACATTTAATACTGATGAGAAGTTATCTGCAACATCAATATGACTGTTAATGATTAAGTCTACAATATCGTTAGATTTAGGTGTCTCTGAAACATCATCCTCATACAGATAGTCAGGGAGGATATACTTTAATGCCTCAAAGTAATCTCTTTTGAAAAAGTTAGTATTTCTTAAGTAAGTTTTACCTGACATTAAACGTACTCTGCTCTTATGGCTAAGTTGTTAAGTTGAATAATTTCATTAAATCCAACATTAATAGTATTTTCAACATTGCTTACTTCTGCGTAACGAATATTAGTTTCATCTGCCAACAAAGTCCTAATTAAGTCTTGAGGAACAAAAGGCTCAGAAAAATCAGTATTATCAATATTCATGTAGTTAAGTATTGACGCTCTCGCTGATTGTATGAGTTGATTTTCATTTCTCCTAAACTTATTATCTAAAGTTATCGTAACAACAAGATCTAAAGTTCGAACTAAACCATCAACAACGACAACCTCATCAGTCAACATTTTCTTCTCATTGACTGCTTCTAATAATTGTCTCTTATACTCGTGAGTAGCTCTTCGTAACTGAGAATCGGAAGCCCTTTCAAGGACAAATAAATCAATTATATTAGCAGATGAGAAAGCTCTACGAACAGTGGCTGTGGCCTTTCCAGTAGATCCGTAATTAGAAGCGAAGGTATTTGCAAAAGCCTTAAAGTCCTGTAAGGTAACTAATCTGTCTTGAGTTCTAAAGTATAATGGAGCGTATCTTTTAGCCTGAGCAACGGACTCAGCACCTCTTCCTCCAGTCGCTAGACTAGTATTTTCAACAGTAACTTGAACTTGTTCACTGCCTACCAATCCTTCAGAGGTAGCCGTAATTAAAGTGTTGATTATACCTTGAGAAATATTGCCACGAGTTCCACCACCAACTCGGTAAGTAATCACATAGTCGTCACCTATTGCAGGAGACTTTCCAATAGTATTATCCCCAAAAAGTATGGAAGCTCTAAACTGTTCATCGGTGGTTACCTGATAAATCTTATCATCTGCTCCAGAAGCAAAATAAATATTCTCCTCCTCAGTATATACTCCTCTCGTCGTAGCATCTCCTGTCACGTATACTTGAGCACTTTTTTCAACGTAAGGGAATTGAGACAAGTTAACATTCTGAATAGATTCAGGAGATTGAAAAGATCCAGTCTCAACAACAAGTGCTCCTTCAAGAAGAACAGCGTCCGTTATCGTAACAGTCCCCCCTAAAGAGGAAGCTTGAAACACCAAGTCTTCCGTAGGGTCAGTTAAGTCAACCGTGCCATTGGAGTTAACCTTGTATAAAGTAAAGCTTAAGGGTGCTCCGTCTTCTGGGGAGTTGATAGTAACAACACGGTTAGAAGCTTCCACAACTAACGAAGAGGGATTTGGGATTACCGTAGTGTTGTAGGTTAATGATGCATTCGCGGCAGAAGAAATCGGTCCTTTCATGCGAACTCCAATAACTTCTAAAAGACGCTTAACGCTATCCCTACTACGAGCAGTTCCAATGTAATTTTCGTTGGCAAGGTAATCGGACTTGTTGGATTGAATGTGTCCAACTGCCGCCATCATCTCAAGAAGTAAGACGCCAAAGTCGGAACTTTCAAAGTTGTTGTAGTCTAAAGGGAAAGTAGACTTAACATAGTTGATAAGATTTGATCTTATGCTTTCAAAGTCAGCAGCAGCAAAGTTAATAAGTCTCTGCTTATTGTCTAACTCAGAAGGTAATAATTTTAAAAAGTCTGATTCAACTGTTCCAGAAAAAGTTGTCATTATACTTTCACTCCAATACTAAAAGCGGTTGAGATTGAATCTTTAACAGAGCAGAAAAGATTTACTTTTAATTGTCCACCCCTTGTCTCAAACACCTGAATTTTCCCTATTGAAACTGTGCTAAGATATCTACGCACTGAGGTGATAACTTCTTCTTTTATTGCGGTAAATAAAGCCTCGTCAAGAGGTTCCATGATAAATTTCTTGAGATTACAGCCGTAGTCTGGTCTCATAAATCTTTCTCCGCGTTGAGTCCTGATTAAAGAATTAAGATTAGATTTAATTAAATTTAAATTACTAGACTTCTCAAAGTAACCGTTTTTAGGGTTTTTTTGAATTGGGTAATTAAGTCCCTGTAAATCAGGAGATTTTAAAGTCACAGGCTTCTCAATTACTGGAGCAGCCACGGCTCCATAACGCACAACATTATCTGAAATAGGCATAACTTAGTCGTTAGAGTATTACCATCCTCTCTAAATATTTAGAGACGGAAAGTAAATTATAGGCGTATACTATGGCTAGAATCGGAAGAAAGAGTCACAACAATTTTAAAAGAAGAGAAACCAATTACAGTTACGTAAGATCAGATTATTACTACCTGTCTGGGACCTCTGTGTCGGCTTCTACTGAGTATGGACCCGCTATTCATAATTTTGACGTAGATGATTTAACCGTAAATCAAAATAAACCAAGAGTGGGTGATGAAAGCTTAGAATTTAATGATAACCGTAGACCCTTCTTCGAGGACCAATACACTTGGGTTAAGACTAACTTTGAACCCTCTGCATATGAAAATGTTAAGTATATTGGATCAGGAGCCTTAGCCGCAGACGAAGTCAGTGGATACTTTAGGGGGAATGGTACTCGACTATTCAAGCCCGACCCTGCTTCAGTAGGAGGAAGAGTAGCGCAAGAAGAAATAACATGGAATGACTACAGCGGTTGGTATAATGATATTCAAGATTCTAGAAGAGGTATACAGGAATACACCGTGACTGGATCCGAAGGAACTCACACCCTATTTCTTGCAAATGCCCTAGGAGGTTATATCAATAGATGGAATTTCAAACCGTCTAATGCAGACACTGATGCTGACTCTGTGACACTTGTGCATGACGGGGACCACTTTGGAAGACAATCTTATGGTGATGTACAATATAACGAAAGATTCCA